TGGAGAAAATATGGTTGTAAGTGGTGACGCACACCGAGCAATGAAGTCTGCATACTCTAATATGGCAAGTAAAGGTGCTACTATTAATGAAATAGCACGAGAGTTTAACTTTCCTCGTGCTTACTTTGATGAATACCGTAGGGTTCATGGTTGGACTCATGATATGTTACCATATACAGACGAAGAAATTGAAGAAGGTGACAAACATGAGTTGGTTGCCGACCTAATTCTTCGTAATCGTCGTGAGATTCACAAGGCTTACGAGAAGAAAAAGTGGAAGGAGATAGAACAAGCTGCCGAAAAGTGGTTTAATTTTGAAGATACATATAAAGGTATGATTGGTGATTTGCAAAAAGCTCCAAAAACCGTTCCGAGAGCAAAACTTGCCGATGCAAAGAAGCCATTTTGTGTAGTTATGTCACCAACTGACTTCCATTGGGGTAAGTTTGGTTGGATTGACGAGGTAGGACAAACCTATAATTTTGAGGAGGCTCGCTCCCGATTGCTCGAAAGAACAAATGAAATTATCTCCTGGCTACCAGCTCGACCTGATAAAATAATCCTTGCAACCGGTTCAGATTGGTTTCATGTTGATAACGATTTAGGACAAACAACTCGGGGAACACCGCAGGATATGTGTGGTAGCCCAGCTCAAATATTGATAACAGGTTGTCAATTAGCACGAGAACATATTGATATTCTAAGGCAAGTTGCGCCTGTTGAGATAGCATTTATGTCTGGAAACCATGACCGACATAGTGCAATTGCTTTAATGTTGTATCTCTCGGCGGCATACGAAGATGTTGATGATGTTGAGGTTCAATTAAACCCTAAGACAAGACATTACACCCAATATGGAAAAACCTTAATTGGATTTAATCATGGTGATAGTGTCCGTAAGGAAAAACTACCCACTTTAATGTCAAAAGAGCAAAGAGTTCTTTGGGGTCAAACCGAATCCCACATTTGGTTCACAGGACATTTACATCACCAAGTGCTTTATGAGATGGATGGGGGATTAGTTATACAACTCCCTTCATTGGCGGGGCATGACCGATACCATTACCGAGCCGGTTTCACAACCGCAAAGGCTGGGCTTGCAGCACACATAATTGATAAAGAGTTAGGCTTAATCGGCAGTATTTTCAGTCCGGTGAGGTCAGAATGACAATAGGGGCTGGTATTGTTTGGTCTGTCAAAAGAAAATGTCGAGAATGCGGTTTTGTTGCCGTATGTCGCTACACTTCTCATAGGGTATGGTGTAGGAAACAAAGTAAAAGAGTATATTGCGGCACTATGAGAGTAATACGCTATCCGGAGGAAGAAGAATGAGAATAGGAGAAACATTATCACTAAAGAGAAGTATGAAAGACCCCAAGTATTTTTATCAATGGCTTGGTTATTCATGGGGCGAGCATATCGAGGAATGGATGGCTCTTTATGGCGATAGAGGAGATTCTATTGTTCATAGGGTCTGTATTATTGCTCCCCGAGACCACTCAAAATCCACTACACTTAGGGTAGCAGTGCTTTGGTCTTCATTATTTGAAAAGTGGCGTGATAAGCCCTTTACCACTTGGTTGTTTTCTGCTTCAAAAGACCTCGCAGTGCGTCGTTTAGAGGAAATTAGGGATGATATGAAAAGGCATCCTCAACTTCGTAATTTAATTGACCCAAGGAAGGGTAATAAGCAAGCAATTCACTTTACCAATGGTTCTTGGATTCGAGCAACCGGTGTAGGTGCGGCGATTAGAGGAGAGCATCCTGCCCGTATTGTTTTTGACGATGTGCTTGACGATATTGGCGACCAATCCCCTAATAATCTCAGGCATTGGTTTAGAAAGAAGATTACCCCTATGTTATCCCCCAATACTTCAATTTTCGTAGTGGGAACACCTATGGCTATGACTGACCTTTACCATACGGAGATGCTTTCAAATGAAGTATGGAAAAGTGTTACTACATCTGCAATTCCTAATTGGGAGGAACATAAGGCCGATAAATCTATTGAGCCTATTGCTTTGTGGGAGTCGGAAAGACCTATTGCCTTCCTAATGGAACAACGAGCCGCTATCGGTGAATTGGCATTTACCCAAGAATACCTATGTAAGGTTATTGACGACGAAGCACAAGCATTCCGTAGGGAACATACTCGAGCGCATATGGACACCAATGATATAATCCATTGGGATAACGAGGAGGCTGGAAAATATATGATAGGCTTTGACCCGTCTCAAGGATTAGGACAAGATTATACCGTTATGGTTGTCTTGCGCCAAGATTCACAAGGGTTTGTTCACTTTGTTAATATGTGGCGTAGGAATGACTTCGCACCGGACAAACAAGCTGATATGTTAGGCGAGTGGTCTAAAAAATACAAATGTCCTATATCCGCAGAAGATGTTGGTTTTCAAAGGCTCTATGAATCGTTGTTGGTTCAAAAAGGGATAACCGTTGATTATCGCCAAAGCAAGGTTTCTAATCGTGCATTAAAACAAGCATTGATGAATAGACTTCGGGTTTGGTTCGAGCAAAAGAAAGTTATATTCCCCTATGGGGATGATGCAACTCGTAGGGTTGTCAATATAATATTAGACGAATTAGACCACCATGTATGGAAGGAAGGTTTAATTGTTGATGTTGGAAAACACAATGATACAGTTATGGCATTTGCTCACGCAATAGACCAAATGACTCATATTGATGGTGGGAGTTTGCCTATGGCAACAAGCACAGCATCGGGAACTTCGTGGGGCGGTAACTCATCGGGGTCTGGAAGGTTCATCATTTTTGGGAATTAGAACTTCTATATCGAGGGAGTCACACTCCGGACATTGAAACTCGTAGTATAGAGACGCACTTTCTAACTCGAATACTGCACCTGCTACACCCCACTTTTCCCCGTTATAATTGCATATACTGCATCTTAACATGAGTAACCATAGACCATGAGCTTATTTAGAATATGTTACTTTTTGAAAAAAATTAAGAAAAATTGTCTGTGGTGGTGGGCGTTCGAGATGTGCCTATTTGGCGAGTTTTTGGCATTCCTTTATAGGTGGGCATCACCACCATACGCTATGGGCGTAAAAAGTGGACACAACCTACGCATGGTTGTGATTGACTTTTTGGGTTCTATGGGTGATACCATGATTGAAATAATATTAGTAATTATCGCACTATTCAATAGTGCCGTAGTTACAAAAACATTAGGAATAGTAGGTATAGCGGCAATTTGCGCTATGAATACGGTAACAAACGAACCAAAAAAGGCAACCAAAGCAATATACCGAATGCGTGTATTGGATTACCTAAATGGTTTAACTAACATAATGGCTATACATGGTTCAAAGTGGACTAAATATAGCACTATGAAAGTAGGTGTTGAATGGGCAAAGTATGAATTGATAGTATGCAAAGCACTATTGGTAGGTTACAAAGCACATGCTAAACTAAACAATTGGACATTGGCTATTGATGTAGGCACAACCAACACATCATCACCGATTTACAAATTGAATGATATGATTGTGATATTGACCGATATGGCATTGACGCAAACGCAAAAGGATGCTATGAAAGTAAAGGCATTGAAAGCATCAATAGCAATGCAACAAAAGCAATTAGACGCAATGGCAAAGGGCAAAGGTGGTAAAGGCAAAAAGGAATGATAGGTAACTATCATACGGTGTAAATCCGTCAATATGTGGTTAGGGTCGCACACCACCGCCAAAGTGCGACCACCTACGGGAATCATCCCCCCGCATATCCCGAATGCGGTGGATGCCCGAATATGGATAACACACCCCACACCGAACCCGAACCAACGACCACCCCTATTATTGATACGGCGGTATTTATTTCAAATGCCCATGTGTCAATCAATACCATCACTACCAATGATAACGGCCACCATGAAACCGATGAAATGTTATTGTCCGATGTGATAGCGTGGATGGGTCGCAAATTAGCCCAAAGCCAAAAGACTACCACCGATACAAACGACGACGAATTAGACGCATTAAACGGGGATGAATGATATGATTAGCCTATGTGAATGTCTATTTCAAATCAACAAATGTGATGATTGCCGAATTGCCCGAATTAGTGCATGGATGGATATGTGCGATTTATTAGATGATTTGGATATTGATATTAATGATTATTTCAAAGTAATGAATGATGAATACCCATTCTATGCCCCAAACCAATACCATATTTATGATACGGTAAATGATGATATTTATATCATTAATTGGGGATGGGAAACCGAACAATAAATACATGAATGAAACAAATGAAAAGGTGAATATAATGATGAATGATAATGCGAATGAAAAGTCAAACAAAGGGGGTGATAATATGACTATGCTAATGTGCCATGTGTGCCTAAATGAATCCATTACATTGACCCCTAAAAAGGACTTTGTTGATGTGAACGGCCAAACTATGCAAATGGTGGATGATAGGAAAAGGCAACCTAATTATCCATTGATTTCATTATGTGGTGAATGCGTGATTGATTACAAATCAATGATGCCATTCTTTGCAAATTGGGCAACCAAACCTATCCAATATATCTATTGATTTAGATTAGGATTAGGTATTTCAAAAACACCATTCAATGCGTTGAATGAATATTCGCCCCTATCGGTTCCGAGGAATCGGTGGGGGCTTTCACCTTTC